AGATTTCACGGTCGATGATCGGACCAGTCTCCTCAGCCGTCTTGATGATTTGGCGCAGACTGCCGTCCATGAGCCGCCCGAGTTGCTGGCCAGATCGCCCGAATAAATCCGTCAGGATGCGCGCGCGGTCCATCGAATTGCCAACCCCGACCAGCGCCTCGTCGATTTGAAACATCACCTCGTCGAGGTCTTGTTGCTTGAGCTGTTCTCCGGAGAGGTGCAGTTTTTTCAGGGCGTCATTCACGGACTTGTCGTCACCGCCAAGACGCTTGGCGAGTTGATCCGCACTGGTGGTGATGTCCTCGATGGTGAGATCAACATCGCCGCCCACGAAATCAAACGCTTGCAATCGACTGGTGGTGATCCGTGTCTGCGCTTCGAGGTCCAGCATCTTGCCGCTGAAATCGGCAATGCCCTTGCTGAACGAGACAATGCCTCCCACAGAAAACGCCAACCCAAGCGCAGGGCCAATCTGTTTCAGCGCACCCAGAATCGACGAGAATCCGCTAGTGACAGGCTTGGTCGCATCGGCAATGGCGGTCAGATGCTTCGGCGCATCCTGACCGAGCGCCTTGTATTTACTGATCGCTTCCCCGACGATGCCGTTCAGCCGCGATTGCTCGTTCGCGGTCAGCTTCGACACACCGCCCAATCCCTCGACGGCCTTGGACGCGAGCTCCGCATCAGCGAAAATCTTCTTACCGCTGAACGAATCGCCCATCCGCGTGAGTTGCTTCTCGACCCGGCCAGACTCCGAGCGCAGATCGGTCAGCTTCAGTTCGGCCCGATCAACGGCTTGGGCAAACTGTGTGAAGTCCGCGACGAATTTAGCCGAGATCAATTAATCAATTCCTTCCGATGGCTTTGTTTCGATCAACCAGTTGACCAATTCCGGATACAGGTAGTCCGGCATGTCCATCAGGTCGCCGTAGCTGCAGCGCATCACGCGGCAGATGGCGAAGTCGCTACGGACTTGTTCTCGCCATCCTTCCCGTTTTTTAGTGCGGCCAGTTCGGCTTCCACAGCGGCCACGTGCGCCTCCAGCGCCTTCTCGATCTCATTGAACGAGACGGCGTCGAGCTGCTTAATGGCGGTTACAGAGACTGGGACTGGGAGATCCTGCGCGTCACGGAACGACCACCGCACGATGTAGGCGACCATCTCCGCGATGCCCACCATCTCGACGTTCGGCCGCCGCCAGCCTGTGGCTTGATTGACTTCACCGACGATGGCCTGAAATGCCGCGCGCTCCTCGCCAACGGTGAGGCGCTTCTTGACGTCGACCCAGTCGCCGTCACTGAGCTCGAGCCGGACGATCTCCGGCTGCACGAATCGATTGCGTCCCATGGTGCCTCACTGTCGCACCAGACTCGCGGTGAGTGTGGTGCCGGAGATCTGCAAGTCCGTTACAGCCCAACTCCATTCGGAGCGGCCGACCGGCACGACGGCCACGAGTGGACGCTGTCTCGTCCGATACTCGTCGCAACTGACAACTTGCGCGGTTAACGTGCCACTGCCCTTCTCGCCGTGATACGACCAAGGGCCGAAGACGATGGCGCTTAAGTAGACCCACCTGATTTCGCCTTGATGACCCTTGATCGATACCGTGCCCATAAACTACTGATAACAAATGACTTGCTACGGTTTCCTGCCCCAACTGCCATTAGCGACGATGTTGGCTGTCACACCGACGGCGCCACTGACGGGGACGTTGATCGATGCATCCACCCACGCAGGGCCGTAGAAGTAGACCGTGGGCGCGAGGTTGTTCGGATACAGGTAGACCTTGACGCCGTCTGACGAATCGGCCGCGTCAAACAGCGCATCCTGCGAGTCTTCCCAGAAGCCTGAGAGTGCTCCGCTGATGTCCTTCAGGCCTTGGACATAGGTCTTGTTGGCGTCGAGAAACGACGTCACTTCGACTTTGTCGGTGGCCATGTTTAGCGACCACTCGGACAGACTGGCGACTGAGACCGCCGCGCCAGAGCCTGTGGCCGACATATACACAACGCCGCCCTTACCGTGGTATCGACTCACTGTGCCACCCTCCTATGGCGGCGTTTAGATGCGCGCGCCATCAGACGGCCATAGCCGTCACGTTGCGGTCTAACCCAAGGGTGGACCGCACGTCACCGATGACACAGGCCGCACGCTGGACCCATGACGACTCGGCCACACAGGCCGGAAGTTGCGCGGCAATGCGCGCCCGTCCGACATCGTCGGACAACCACTTGCGAATCAAGAAGGAAGCATCATCCGGTGTCGTGAACACCGGCACCAGATCGCCAAAGACCTCTTCGACTTCAGGGCGGTAATCGCTCAGGTGAAACACACCGCATGCGGCAAACTCATAGGCGCGAGGATTCAGCGATTCAGCGGTATGAATCTGTGGAGCGTGCTTGCCCCATCCCTTAGAGCGTCGATACAGGTTCAGGCCAATCTTGGCGCGACGATAGACACCCGCTGCGGCGGCGTTGTCGATGGCGTCGGCCATGACGCGGTCTGCGAGTGCTGGCGAGAGCCCCACATCGTCCCAGCTGCCATAGAGGCCCAGGTCAATGCCCGTCCAATCCACCGCGTTGAACCACTTGGCCCGCTCATGGAAGCCACTACCGACAAACACCACATCGTGCGCAGCGACGTCGGCGACTTCGAGATCAGGCCGATGCCGTTGCGGGTGGTAGGCATGAGGCAGATACCGAACGTTGGGATTCAGCTTGCGGAAGTCCTCGAGCACCGTGCGTTCATTCGTCCAGCAGCCATCAACGATCGGCGCGATCTTGGCTTCCTGCTCCATGTCATATGGCGACTCCGTGAACAACACGAAGACTCTAAGCCCTGCGCGCTTCATCAGGATGATCACGTCTGGATGCAGCAACATCGCCGATACGACAATCACCGCATCGACCTGATGCCGCAGCGCCATCGCCAGCGCCCCTTCGCCAGCGTGGTAGACCATGTCCGCGTCATTTGGCTTCTGAATGTTGGGATTGGTCTTGCGAGCCAATCGCCAATTCGCGTGGAGCCACCGCGCCGAGCGAATCAGCCGCGTGTCGAGGCGGTAGCGGATGACCTCCACGCCGTGCAACTCCAGTCCGTAGCGCAGGCCGGCCTCGACGTCCGCCGTGGCCCAACTCGCACCGGGATGAATGAGCAGCAGCTTCACGCGGCCTTCCTCGCCGTGCATAGATAGCCGGTGGTCGCGCACGTCTGGGACATAAACCCCATGCACTCGAAGCGGCGCATGATGTCGTACCCAGCCTGCGCTTCGGGCGTCCATTCGCAGGGGATGATGTCGACGTTCGCGAAAGCCTCCAGCAGCAACGCCCAGCCCTCATGCGTGAAGCGCCAGTAATCGTGATAGGCGTCGGTGCCATGCCACGGCCACAAGAATGGCGAGGTCACCAGCAGCAACCCACCTGGCCGGAGCACGCGATGCACTTCCTTCATCGCCGCAAAGGGGTTCTTGCAGTGTTCGAGGACTTCCGTCAGCACCACCCCATCGAAGCTGTTATCAGCGAATGGCATCGCGCAGAGGTCGCCGCGCACATCCTCTTCGTATTCGCCAAACGTCACGTAGCCCTTGCCGAAATAGGCGCGCGGGATCACGACACCGACATCGAGCACATCCGTCCCGAGTGCTTCGCGATGTGACCAGACCCAGTGTTCCAGCTGCAGCCGATGCGGGTCCGGCGCAGGGAAGGCGACACCTTCCGTATTCTGGGACCATGCCAGCAACGCCGCGAAATCAGGCGATTGACTCAGCCCGTAGAGGAGCACGTCTCTCATTGGTCGCCGATCTGAAAACCCTTTGATCGCAGCAAGTCCACCATCCGCCGCGCCATACGCGCACGGCGTCTCCGAGCGACAGGCACTACCACTGGCGGCGCGGCGGCAGACATGCGTCCACGATTGGCACCCTTGAACGTCTTGCGCGCCTTCGTGCCGAACTCATACAGATGCGCGTGAGGTGCGCGACTCTCGACGATGCCGACCAGAATCGTTGACGAGGGATAGACAGTCCTGACCCGTCGCGCGAGCGTGCCAGTCTTGCGCGGATACTGCTGCGCGATTTCCACCGCCGCGCCTTCGGTTTCCTCGCGCAGAATGTCCATCCCTTGGGCGTTCAACTCCTGAGGAATGGCGCCGAACTCGCGCAAGAACTCGTCGAGCCCCGTCCAATACACACGCGCGCTCATGGCGTGACCACCTCTTCGCAGAGCAAAAACATCTGCCGGTTCTGCTCGTCGACGTTTTGAATCCCGCGCACGTACAGATACCGATCGCGATGCTTGATGCGCGTGTTGAACGTGACCTGTGGGTGATGGCGCATCTCCACGATGTGCGTGACCCGTTGCTCGTCGAAGGCGCCAGGTGGCGCCGGCCGAATCGCCGCCCATGCGTGACTCGGCGCGAACACTACTGGCGTCCCGTCCTCGATGGGATCCTCTAACAGCACGAAATGGCGCGCGGGTCCGATGTTCATTTTGGCCAATGGCACATACAACGGAACTCTCTGTGTCTATCTATAAAATCCAGTAAGGCTGTCATGCGTAGCTCATAGCAGGGATCGCAAAGCCCCTTATCCAGCCATGCGTCACCTTTGGCATAGAAACTATTCTTGCAGCCACTACACACATGCTCCACCCAATACACCAAGTCAGGTGTCTCGTTGGTTTGTTGACCGAACTTAAGCACGTTCCTCATGCCAGCGCCGGATCCCGATAGCTGACCAGCAGCCCGTTGATCACGTTCCAATCAATCGGCTGGTGCTCATAGAGGTATTCCACGATCAGTAGCACCGCGGCTTCCACCCGTCCCGGCACCGCCACCGAACCGTCATCCCACCCCGCCACGGCTTGGCTTTTCAGGTGGTTCATGACAATCGCGCTGGCCTGATCGACCTTCATGCCAAGATCCGCATTGCTCGCGTCGTCGGTGATGCGCAGATGGTCTTTGGCCTGCTGAATCGTCACCATCGCCATTAGCGTGTCCTCACCACTGGGACCGCGCCCTGCGCATCAAGGCCGTCCTTGCCGTCACGTCCGCGCTTCACCATCAGGGTCCAGTCTTTGTGACCCTCATCCGGTTTGGTCACGGTCACCACGTTGGCGTGCCACGTCGCACCGGACCACGTCACCACATCACCGCGCTCGTATTGCTTGCCGTGGATATACACGCCTCGATAAATCATCGTGGCGGTCTGGTGCCGGCATTCCTTCACGCGGTCCCCTGATGTGTAGCGCCTGACAATGACCCGCCCGTTGTCAAGCATCTCTTCCTCGAAGTCGTCGAAGCCGAGACCGTTGACCCCGTCGCGGCCATTCGCACCATGGGCGCCAATTGGCCCCTGCGGACCTGGGACCGCGCCACGGACCTCCACGGCGACCAGGCGTTCCCGAAGGCCCTCCACCTGCTTCGTGAGATCAGCGGTATCGCTGTGTGGAGGCAGTGCCTTTAGCGCCGCGTCCACAGTCGCTTGGCGTTCCTGCACCACCTCCACACGCGTTTCGAGTGCGGCGAGTCGTTCGTGTGGCGCTGACGACACCAGGGGCATGGCCGCCTTGGTTTCCAGCGTCACCACCGTGTCGCGGAGATCCTCAAGCGGCTCCAGTCGCGCCTCGATGGCCGCGAGCCGCTCACACAGTGGTGTCAGATCCACCACGGGTATGTCTGGGAACGCTGGCAGCGCTGGCATCGGTTGCGCGGCTTTGGTTTCAACGATCGCCACGCGCTCGATCAGGGCCGTGACCGCCTCTGTCGGCTGCGCAGACGTGGTTTCCAGCGCTACCACACGGTCCCGCAGATCGCCCAACGCCGGGTCTGGCAGTGGCGCCATGGCCGCCTTGGTTTCCACAGCCACCACGCGATCGCGCAAATCGCCGAGCACGGACAGACGCGCCTCAGCGGCGGCCACGCGTTGCGCCACATCCCCTAAGAGCTTCGTGACGTGGTCGCGCACAACCGGCACGATGCCCCCGATAACGGCGGCTAATTCCTGCTCAGTCATGCAGCCTCCAAGAGAGCCATGATCACGGCCGACGCACGCTGACGCAGCGCCTCGATGTCTAAGTGCTTGTCTGGAGAGAGCGTCTGTGCCACCGGAATGGGTTCAGGAGCCGTCGGAGCACGTGTCGGCAACTCACGTCCAGCCAGCATTTTCAGCGGCCAGTTCTGCTCCTGCAGATACGGCGACTCGCCGCCGTCCACAGGGCCGACTGCGAAGTACCGTTTTCGGGCCTCGTTCGGCGACAGCACGCCTGAAGATTTACTCGCCGCTTCGGTTTTAGTGGCGGTGTCCATCCAGATCAGATCGTTGACGTCGAACTCGGTGCCGTATTGCGTCCCGTTGACCTTCTCTGAAATGCCGATACCTTCGTCCAGCGACGTCTCAAAGTTGGTGATGAGGCTTTGCAGGCACTGGCTGTAGTACTGCTGTACCATCGGCTCGACGTTGGCATAGGGAGGCGGAGGCCCAATGCCCACCATGTAGGCCGGCACATGGAAACAACTGCACACCGTTTCGCCGGTCCACTTCAACTGGTCGATCAGCTGCGCATCCACGGCATTGGTCGCCATCTTCTCGAACTTCAGCCCGTCTCCGAGCACCGCCACTTTGCCCACGTTGTCGCCGGTGTAGTTCGCGTCCCAATACGCCTTGAGTCGCGCCGCGGTCTCGTCGGCGATCGCACCTGGCGCGGTCAGGACACCACCAGGGCTCGAACCGTTGCTGAAAAACTTCTGCGAGCTGTTTTGAATCGCCAGCCCTTGCAACGCCGCGACGCCGCAGGCGTAGATCGGTGACACACCCACAAGCGGGTGATACAACGCCACCATCGTGTCGTGGATGATTTCGCTGGCAGGGACGATCAGTTGTTCTGTCTTCAGGCCAGACAGGTCATCGCGCTTCAGGTCGTAATAGACGGCTCCGTCTGTCGTCACGAGCGGCGTCACCCTGGTCGGGTCGAGCACATACAGCGCCACCACCACACCGCGGTTATCGCGCTGCTTCAGGACGTAGGTGTTGCCGTGAATCAGCTTCGAGATGATCCACTGCTCGACAAACTTGATGATGGTTTGGTAACGATTCGGCTTTCTGATGACTGGCGAGTACGCAGGATTGTCGATCTCATTCCAAATGCCGTCTGAGTCTTTCTGGACCAACCGCAGACAGAGCTTCCCAATATCCGCAGCAATCAGCGTGGCGCACGAGAACACGGCCGAATACACCAGCACCGTATCGACACGGATGTCTAGATTGCGTTGCCATGCGCCCAGGAACGGCTCGGCTAACACAGACCACCACCCACCCCTGCCACTCAGTGGCTGCAAGGTCGGCAGTGCCTTCTTCCGAAGCGAAATCTCCCACGGCCCGATCTGCACTAGCCGGGATCCTCCTGATCGACGGGGTCCACACGATGCGCCAATCCTTGCGCCTCCAAGGAATGCACTTGGATCTGCAGTTGTTCCTCGGTCGGCTCATCGACGGTGTAGACGGCCTTTTCGGCATAGGCCACGCCTTTGTAGGTGTGCCACTTCAACGCCCGCACCGTCCACGTCATCCTCGGCCAACTTTCCTCGTCACGGGTGGCGCGTCAGGCGTCGGTGCCTGTTCCACAGGCGCCGCTTTCCCTTGCGCGTGGACGCTGTCGACGAGATCGGACGCAATCTCGTACACGTCTCCCGCCTCATACCAGGCCCCGCTGTAGCTATGCCCCTGCAGCGCCTTGACCGTGACGGTCTTCTGTTCGTCCATCACCGACTCCTTTGCACCGTGCCGTAAACCAACTGAATGCCGCCCACGCACGGCGGATCAGACTGATACCGCGTCAGCGTCAGCCCCGATGTGCGCTCAAAGGCGTCCCACGCACGCTTGACGCCCGGATACCGCGGATGCCCGTAGTCATCACCGGCCACCACGCCGCCGTGCACGACATGCGGCACCCACGCCGTCAAATCTGCCCAGACACCGGCTTCGCTGTGGTCCGCATCGACATACAGAAAATCAATCGGGTCGCGCCAATAGGCCGCCGCCGACACCGTCGTCGCGGGAATCAACCGCACATGGGCACTCACCCCGGCTTCAACCATCGCGCGCGCGCACGACAGCAGCATCAGCGGGGTCTTCCCAGCCGGCGATCCGCCGTCGTCGTTCAACTCTCCGGCCCAGGTGTCGACGCACATGACGACGCCACCCCAGCGACGAACGGATCGCGCCATGGCAATGGCGGAGGCCCCCATCCACGAGCCGAGCTCCACCACGACAGCCGGCCGGTGCTGCTCGAGCAACGCCAGCACTTTCGGGCCGTGGTTGAACCAGCCGTGTGGGAGGTCCGAGAGGTCAGCCGGGACGATCTGGGCATTCAACGCCCGCACGTTCATGCCGCACTGCCTTTCGGCACACTCACCTTCGGCGTTTTCGGCTTCGGTGGGTCAGCCGGCACGAACACGGCGACCGTGACCATGTGGTCATACATCTCCGGCGTCATCTCTGGTGGCACTGGCCACAGCTCCCCGTTAAACGGAGACTTCAGCCAACGCGTCGGGACAGGTTCGATAGGTGTACGTGCCGACATGTCCAATCGCTTTCGAAAGGTCGTGGTCGATGTAGATGGTGTGTCCGGCCTCGCGGAGTGCGCGGCAGAACATGATGTCCTCGCCGATGTCCCCGCCCTCATCGTTCAGACCGTGCCGAAACCACGGACGCGGCAGGTCCGTCACAATGGATGTCTGCATCAACACGCACCCGAACCCGATCGCGTCGACCGCTTCGAGGCCCTGCGAACGCTCGGTCGTTGGGACTCTGATGCGATCGCGCTGCGCCGTGGGGATCCCTGACGCCTGCCGCACCGAATAATTGCAGCCCACGATCGGCAGTCCATGCAGCATCAACTGCACCGCCGCCGTTCGGGGAACACTCATATCGGTATCGAGCCACAGCACGTGTGTGGCGCCCTGTTTGCGGGAGGCTTCGAGAAACCATTCGCGGCCGACGTGGATGTAGGTCGAGGCCACAAATCCCACGGTGACGGTCGACCACGGTCCACGCTGTTGGGTGTAGGCGTAGAGTTGCGCCAAGTCGACCGCAAACGAGGCCGGCACCGCATCGCGTGTCGGCCCCCCGATCGCCAGGCGCATCAACTCAGACATCCGCCGTAACCAGCAACAACGTCATCGAGCGCGTGGCGTTCACCGCCACTCTGTAGCGATCGGTCCCTGTTTCGGCATCAGCCAGAGCGGCAGTGGTATCCCCATCTGCCGCCCTGACGCAGACCGACTCATACGACACGGTTCCGTCCGGATACGTGTATTGCACCCGATACAGGAACCGCTGCACCGTCTACGTGCCCGCGTAGGCCGCCGCGGTGATGTAGCGCACCGCCGACGTCCGCGCACGAATCCAGGTGATCATCCGCTCCGCTCGAAGGCCGACAAGATTTCTTTGCCACAAACTGATGTAGACCGTGGTCGCATCGACGGTGTCCGTAGGAGCCGAGTCCATCTGAATCGAGGCTTCGCGGCTCACGTCGATCTTCACGCCGCCTTCATCCGCGTACAGAATCGATGGCGCATGCACCAGCACGACACGGGTGCTGACGTTGTTGCTGACGATGACCGGCATCCCGAACAGCGTGCCGCCAGCGGGAGTCACGCCGGGGAACAACGGCTGCCCCAGCGCGTTAAGGGACACACTGAGTCCCCACGCGTTGGAATCGCTCATCAGCCACACGGACCCCGCCAGGGGAATCCCGGCCGCCGTGAACACCGCCACCGACGTCGAGAGATCGAGTTTCGCGGCCGCCGCGGTGACACCGCTCGCCGCCGCCGTGGACGCGCCGACCGTGATGGCCGCCGGGTTCACGTTCGCCACCGCCGTGACTGCCGGATCGGTGAATTGCGTGTCGAGGAATTGCGACATGCCGGCGATCATTTCCTCGCGCACGAGGGCTTCCGCCGACGGGCTCGAGATCTTGACGAGTTCTTCCGTCAACACGATGATGCCGGCCGCCTTCGCAAAGGGAACCGAGATCGTCGCGTAGTCGGCTTTCGTCACCGGCTTGGGCTTGTTCTGACCGACCCACGCGTAGGTGCCACCAGTCGTCTGGCTGGGCACGCTGACGTTGAACGGCACTTGCCGCAACCCGGGAATCTGCCCGAGCAGCGTGCGCGGACGGAGCAGCTCAAGGAATTCATCGACCAGCGGCTGTGCCACGGCCAGCGGTCCGGCCCAGGTCGCGTCTGTCGTCGATCCGGCCGCCACCGCCGCCTTGGTCATCAAGGCGACTTCGGGCATGTCCTTGTAGGACTCGGCCCGCTGCATGGCCTGGTAGGAGTCGCCCTTGCTGGCCGCCATCGAGATACACATGCGGGTGAACGCCGTGCCCTTCGGCTGCATCGACTTCACGGTGATGATCGGCGTGGTCGCCGTTCCACCGCGGAGCTCTGAGGCCGCCACCGCGCTGGGCGTGGTCGTGATCGGCGTCGCCTTGGTGATCGTCATCTTCTCCATGTCGCGGAGATCGACGAGTTCCTTGTCGCACGCCTTCACTTCGGCCATCAGGCCGTCATAGGTCTCGCGCTCGGTCTCGTCTTTCGAGCGGCCTTCGGAGACGACCTTGGTCTGAATCTCGCTGGCGGCCGCGAAACTCGCGGCACGCTTCTGCTCAAACGCGGTGATCTGTTCGGGAATGGTCATGGCTTGCGCCGCTTTCTGGAGGCGCACAACGGTTGACGTGCCCGAGACGCCGGGCGTATGAAGGCCTGACGCGGCCAGGTCGAGTTGCTTGATGCTGTGAATCGTGGCCGACGCATTCGCCGGCACCGTGACCAACGACAGCTCCACCACCTCAGTCTTGAGGAAGTGAATGCCGCCGTCTTTCATGAAGGCTTCTTCGATCGCGCGGAAGCCGATCGAGACACCAGAGACAAGACCCGCCCGCACGCTGTGCCACGCCTCATCGACGCGGTCCTTCAGCGTGCCGGGTTCGTCAATCTTGGCGATCGTCGCTTCGAATGAGATGCCGTCTTTCGTCGGCGTTTTGAATGTGGTTTGGCCGACGGGTTTTTTGCTGTCGTGATACAGCAGGAGCGGGAGAGGATTTTTGAAGGAGACTCCGAGCGGCTCGATAACGTCTCCAACACGATCAGGCTCTGGAGTGGTGGCCGTTCCTGTGATGACACGCCGTTCATCGTCGACGGCTTTGACGTGGAAGAGGGCATAGGCGCGGTTCACCGCCTACCAGTCTGGGGAGACTTCGCCGACCAAGATTAGATTAGTAGGAAAAATGCCTACGGCAGCCGCAGCTTGATCAAATCACTCACCAATCTGGAGACTGATGTGTCCCGCTGATTGGCGAGTTGTACGAGCCTATCGTACTGGCTGGTCTTGACCCATGACATGACTGGCGTGCTCGGTTCTTTCGCCTTGGGCCGGCCGCGTGGCCGCGGAAGGTGGTCAGGATTGGTGGCCATTAGCGTGCCCCTCCAAAGACGAACATCTGAAAGCCGTCCGGCTTGACCACGGCGTTGCGCTCCATCCGGTCAATCGCCATGACCAGCGCTGCCGCACCGTCGATCCGCTCCGTGCTCACCTTTTTCGACAGCTTCAAATTCCCCGTGGCATCGGTCTCCACAGAAATGTTGCCGATGTTCCACCGCAACACCGGATGCCCGTCATGCCGCAGTGTCCGAGCCAAGATGGCCTTCTCCAGCGATTTCGTCGGCGCTGACAACGACGCAAACCCTTGGCGCATCGGCACACAGGTGAACCCGTCCTGCGCCTGCAACCGCGTCACGAGATCGGTGGCGTTCCACGGGTCAAAGGCAATCTCGCGCACGTCGTAATCAGTGGCCCAGTCGCTCAGCTTCTCGCGCACGGCTTCGTAGTCCACCACGTTGCCAGGTGTCGCGATCAGATGCCCCTCGCGCACCCACTGCTCATAGGGCACGCGGTCTCGCGTCGATCGCTCTTTGATGTTCCCAGTCGGCACAAAAAACGTTGAGAGGACGTCGAACCCATCATCATCAGGGAAGACCGCCACCAGCGCCGTCAGGTCTTTCGTGCTTGAGAGGTCCATGCCGACATAGCAGCGCCGGCCGCTCAACGACTCCAGCGCCACCTTGCAGGCATCCCATGCCGTCAGCGACACCCACCGGGCCGATTGTTCGGTCCACTGATTCAGATACAGCCTCCTGAACGTGTTCTCCTGTGCGGGAATCTCCTTCGCCCGCTGACAGGACGTCCGCATCTCCTCGAGGCTGCGGAAATCACCTAAGGCTGGATTGGCCGCGCGCCACACCTGCTCATCCGTCCAGTCCGCATCCTGCGGCGCCTCATACAGAATCGGCAGGAAGGTGGGATCCAGGTCCGGGTGCTCGAGCACCTTTTTGGCGTGGGCGTAGAGCTCGAACAAAATCGAGTGCCGGTCGTACCCCGCCGTGGAGATCGCCAGCATCAGCGGCTGGACCCGAGCACCCTGAGACGTAGACAACACGTCCCAGAGTTCCCTGGTAGGCGCAGCATGTAACTCGTCGTAAATCACCACTGACGCATTGAACCCGTGTTTGGAGTAGGCCTCTGCAGAGATAGCCCGATAAAAGGACCCGCTGTTGCGGTGGACGATGCGCTTCTGTGAGTCCACGATTTCGCATTGGGCGTAGAGCTCCGGGTCATTGCGGACCATCTGGGCGGCCACGTTGAACACCAGCGCCGCCTGGTCCTTGTCCGCAGCGGCGCTGTAGACCTCAGCCCCGATTTCGCCGTCAAAGAGCAGGAAGTAGATCGCCAGCGCCGCGGCCAGTTCGGTCTTGCCGTTCTTCCGAGGCAGCATCAGCAGGCAGGTGCGATACTGGCGCAGCCCATCCTTGCGAGTTTTGAACAGCTGCCGCAGAATCTTGACCTGCCACGGCCGGAGATTGAACGGCTGATCAGCAAAGGCACCCTTCGTGTGGGTCAGGTGATTCACGAGCCGGATCGCTCGAGAGGCCTTAGACTCGCGAGTCACTTCGTTTTGCGCCTTTCTGCCGTGGCCTCAGCGTCTAATCTCCAGTCCTTATCAACACCTCGTCTCAATTTCTCGAATCGCCAGCACAGACGACACCAACGGAATACCAGCCCATTCGGAGCGATGTCCCGGACTATCCCATCCGACTGCCAGTCATGTTCTCCAGCGCAGTCTTCCATTACTTCAGCGCCCCCGCCCACTTGCTCTCCGGCTGATCCTTCGGCTTGGGCACCGAAATCCGCGCCCGACTCGGCGGCGTCATCCCGAAGTAGTCGTAATACGGCCGCAGTGCCGTCGCCGTCTCCCGCTCCACGCGCAGGCAGGGATGTGGGCTCCCGTCCTTCACGTCAAAGTAGGTAAACCCATCCGTATCCTTCATCGCCGACGCCTGCTCAGCCGTCGCTTGCAATTCGCACATCCGCCCAAACGTCGGCACATCCGCCGTCGTCAGCGTGCCCATGTAGAGACAAACCGGCGCGATCCGGTCCCAGACCACCGCGGCACCCGCCGATAACCCTGCCGGCTTGGTCACCTCTCCAGACGGTGGACGCACCTCATGCTCAGGCAGCTTCCGATGACCTGGCACGCCTCGCAGGATCTTCAGCGCCGTGGGATCTGGACGTCTACCGCTGTTATGGTTGCCCATTTACTGACTATTTCGGGAAAACCTGCGCGACGG